CTACCGTCAAAAATGGTTTTTTATTGTTTATGCCCAAAGGGGAAGGTAAAACCCTAAGTGGTAATCCACTCCCAGATCTTATTATTACCCGTGCTCAAGGTGACTCGCATACATTTAGTGACACTGATGGTGCGGATGAAGTCTCAGGAGTGACTGTATTTTACTATGACACGATCCATGCAAAACGCCAAAAAGTCACAGTGGGTATATCCGATGAAAATACCCGTGAACTGCGTAATATCCAACGTGATAAACAAACCGCAGAGCACGTGGCGCAAGCGGAATACAATAAAATCAAATCTAAGTCCGCTACCTTTAGCTTTCGCCTGGCCTACGGCAACCCAGAGCTGATTCCTGAAGCACCACTGCAGTTTATTGGTTTTAAATCGCTGATCGATGACATTGTTTGGCTAGGCACAAAAGTCGTTCATACCTTAGATGCAAGTGGAGGCTTTATCACTGAGTGTAATGCTGAAATTTATCTTCCAGATGCCGATGATTTGTCACAGCTCATCGATAATGAAATAGGCAATTACACTGGAGTTTTGGCATATTACAAAGACGGAAAAAATACACCGAAAGTCACCAAAGGTGATCAAACTACGCCTAAGCGTTTGACCTATTTGTATAAGAACAAAGCCACGGCCACGACTGCTGTCATCCGTGAATTTAAAATCCTTCAGGAAGAAAAAAGTGCATAAAAAATGCCCCAACTGATGGGGCATTTTTTTGCTTAGAAATTGGTAATAATCAATTCATTGCCATTGTGTTCTTCATGAGCTGCCTTGTTATTTACAGACCATCGAATCTTTTTATGCTGAATTTTATAGTCCTTAAATAGCTCTCGTACTTCAGGTGTATCGTTCAGACTCAGAATAAATTTTCCCTGAATTTTGTCCAGGTAATCCTTTAAATCATAAAAGTCCTGTTTAGACCAAATCCCTTTGCCATATACGTTTTCACAGTCCCAATAAGGTGGGTCTAAATAAAAGAGTGTTTCTGGACCATCCGCACGTTTGATAATGTAGTCATAACTGGCATTCTCAACCACCACATTCTGCAACCGGGTGTGAATCGAACTTAAATGCGCTCGAAGATCTTCACCAAGTTTGAGTCGGCTCTTTCTATCACGACTATAAGAGAATGATCCATCAAGTTGGCAACCAAAAGCTGATCGGAGTAAATAATAGAACTTGGCAGCACGTTGGATATCGGTTAAGCCTCGGTCATTTTTTCGCATTTCATTGAACATGGTGCGTGAGAACAGCGTATTTTCAAATTCAGTTAAAAACGCTTCAAAGTGATATTTAATAATGCGGTACAAATTAATCAAATCATCATTAATGTCGTTAATGATTTCGACAGGGGATTCCCCTTTTTTGAACAGTACCCATCCAGCTCCACCAAACACTTCAACATAGGTTTTATGTTCAGGCATTAATTCAATAATGGTACGTGCGAGTTGAGATTTTCCGCCAAGCCATCCTGAAAAGCTGTGACCTTTAGGATTGTATTGAGGTGTTGCAGTAGTGTTTGTCATCGATCTTACCTGTATCGAGTCGACGCTCTGGGCGTTCAGGTAAGGCACTCAGGGTGCTCTGGAATGTATTTAAAGTTTTACAACGCGGGCATTTCACTTCTATGGTGTCAAATGCGCCAACTCTGCCCAGTAGCTTATGAGCAAAACAGGCGAAATCTTATTAAAATTCAACAAAAAGAACAAATATTTATTCTTTTATTTTAGAATGGTGAAAAATATATTCTTAATAACTGGGGTGAACATGTCGGCAATAAGTTACAACACAATCAATAAGAATAATTCAAGACCCAAAATGGTATGTCCACATTGCAAAACTTCAGTCCTAAAAATCAGAACCAGTGAACAGAAGCATGCATTGCTTAAAGAAATTCGGCTGCAGTGTCCGAATCTAACATGCAGCTTTTCTTGTGTAGGAAATATTGAGTTGATTTACACACTTTCACCAAGTGCAATGCCCGATCCATCTATCCAATTACCTACGATTCAACAGTTAAAAGAGCGTAAAGCTGCAAATGATGAGTTCATCAAGGATATCGACAATGTTTAAGAAAGAACTACTAATCTCACTTTTTTTAGCATTTATGTACTTTTTAATCACTCTAATGATTACGAAAGATTGGGCTTATTCAAAAGCTGTTTTTCTAATAGGAGCTAGTTATCACTTTTTGAGTACAAGAATTTTTGAACTAAAGCAGGATATTAAGGCGTTAAAGGAGAATAATCATGGCTAAATGTTTTATTTGTGGTCGTAAAACTTGGTTTTTTCAATCGAGCCAGTGTGAATGTAGGGCTAAGCATAAAAAGGAAAAAACTATAGATACCCGTCAGGTTACTCATCCTTCATCGGTTCGAGGGCAAACAAGTCATTTACCACGTGTGATGGGTAAAACCACAGGGCAACAACGCCCAACACAATCAACCGATGTGTCCGATCTATATTTATTGCAGCAACAGCAAAATATGATTAATTCAATTGTTATTGAGAATGAGCCATGCAGTGTTGGTCATCACGTTCATCATCCTATCCAGTCTTATGATGCTACACCATCATATAGTCATTCTTCTTCCAGTGAATGTAGCTCCTCGAGCGGTTGGGACAGTGGATCAGATTCAAGCAGCAGCTCTTCTTGGGACTAACATGACAGACATTCTCATACAAACCATTCCGCAAGATGCAGCTGCAGTCGTGATTTATTTTACAGACGAAAATGAATATGAAAGCTGTAAGCCTATCCTGAAAGAATTGAAATCTAAAATTAATAAGCCAATTCTGTATTGCTTAAACAAATCATTAAAAGTGTTGAATAAAGAGGATCTGGAGGAGTTTGGCTTACAAGAAATTCAGGTAGGGCATATCGCACATGAATAACCTCAGTTACTTAAACCCAATCATTAAGAAATGTTACGCAGGTAGATTGCCATTTTCATTTTCTCGAACGAATGGTCGTCGCTGGTTTTGGTTAAAGTTCTGCGAGCAATTTTTTCCAGAAATCCAATTCAATTATGAAGCAGCTTTTCCAATCAATCCGAAGGACATTCCAAAGGTAAAAAATAAGAGTTATCGCAAGGCTTTATATCAGTCTTACTCGCTTTATAAAAAATCATTCAAGCCAAAGCCCAAGCCCAAATTAAAAGTAATTTGGAATGAATGGGGAAAAATTGCGGAGTCTGTAAAACATAGGTTTGATGTCATAGTGGATGCAATATCTTATGCATTTGCAAGTATTTCGTGGGGTAGCGATAAGGACTTTAATAGACGAAAGGAAATCCCTGACTATGCTGAATTTAGAGCGATTAAATTGAAAATAGATAAAGGGGAATGAAATTCAATGAATCCTGAACAGCTCTTCGAACTATTTTATAAAAGTGTCCGTGAAGATATGAATCCATGCGGACTAAGACGTCACAATGGTATGTATCAATGGTGGCATGAAAGATTTATGAATGCATATTATGGAATTGAAGAACCACACAACCTGAGAAGCTGGGGAGAAGCACCGCAGATGTGGTTGGCAGGGTATAGTGAAAATGAAAAAGGTCACAACAAGTGACCTTTTTCATTGAGATACGTTGTTAAGCAAGATTATTTCTCTTTTTGATCAAACAAATTTGTCAAAGCAAATGTCAAAACAATTTTAATTGATTTCAATATCTTACTTTTTGATTCATTCAGTTTATGTCAAAGAAAATGTCGAACTAAGCAAGATTTTTTCCTAGTTAATCAAGCAAATCATCATCTTTTCTGATTCGGACATTTTGTCCCACTTCCACCAGGTAAACAGTCACAGGCACTGCCATCCTTATCACGGTCTAAACGCTTATATCCTGATTTCTTTGCATTGAAATAGGCCTGAGCTTCTTGATGGGTTTTAAAGTCTTTACAATATTTGGCGAAGGTCATTGATGGAAAACAAAGGATGACTGATACGCATACAACTAATTTTTTCATTATCTAAGTACGCTATACATACACTGACTTGCACTACAGCGGGCATTTTTAATCGTCACACCACTAATTTTAATACTTGGAATGGTTTTGCCTGCTTTCATAGGCTTAATTAGCAAATCTATAGCCTGCTTGCCAAGCAACTTTTGTGTAAATGAAATTGCAGTCTGTTCAGCCTTTCTATTTTCTGCCAATTTATCACTGCGACTAAATAACCACACAACTTCAGCAGTATTTTTATTCAATTGCAGTTCTAAGCCAGTATTTAAGGTTGGGCTAAAATAATAAATTTTTGTAGGAGTATTATAGCTATGAGATACATCTTCGATATCAACAGCTTTTTGCCCAACTAAACCCAACAAATAAGAATCATTTTTAATATTGGCTGCATGACTCAATCCAGAAATAAGCAATAAACTTATGGTTAATATTCTTTTCATAATGAATAGTTTATAAAAAATAGTACCTCACTATATTGACATAACACCTCACTATCGGCAACATGTAAATACACCGCAAAATCGGTGTGCAGGCGTGGAAACCTGAAAACTTACTAAGAGAGCAGAAAGTATCCGCTCAGTAGCGGCTTTTTTTTGCCTAAAATGTCTGATCGACTATACTCGTTATGGTAGATCGGGCAGGGCAGCCGTAAGGCTGGCCGTTATCTCTTAGGACGGTATTTCCACCCCTGTTCGGTCTGCCACCATTCCGTGGAAAGAATGGCGGTAGGTTTAAAAACTTACTAAGAGGAATTTAGTCATGAACAGACAGATTCAAGCCCGTGCTTCTGCACACCTCAAAAATGCCCACATCATTGAACACACTCCAATTATCGATGAAGTTGCCTATGAGCAACGTCTTAAAAAACGCAAGTTTCAGCAAATTCTAAAAAATACCTTCGAAAGCATGGCATTCATTTGTATGGCAGTGCTAACGTTCTCCATTCTTTTTTTGGGGGAATAAAAACATGCTTCTTAATGAAAACATTATCCCTTACGTGCCCATTGCCCCACGTGTTCAGGCCAGTAATCCCAAAAGCCAACTGCTTTGTGAAAAGCTGTTTGAAATGATCGATCGTTGTGTCAAAGCACAAATCACCTTTAATCATGACACAGCAAAAGGACTGCTCTCAGTCAGCCCTGATCAGTTAAATGATTTGTTGCGAGAAGTATCTAAAAATGATGGTAAGACCAAAGACTTAGATATTGATGTATTAAAGCAATCTTTGAATGACTTGATATATCCTAAGTTTAATGGTGAACTTACGGTCATAAGTCCCATTTGGAATCAAGAAGAGATACGTGTTTGGCAATTTCAATTAAATCAAATTGATAGAGCTAATCCTATGCAAACACTTGATAAAGAACTACTTTTAGACCAAACATTGTCCAATCTCCGTATTTGGAGACAATCTCTCGAAGCAGC